ATTAATGGATTGGAAATCAATCGCAGTTCCCCACTGCCAGTTAAAATCGTCAGGTGTTCTTTTCTTTGCAATCTGAATGCCTTGAGTACCGATACATAATGCCCCAAATGTGGGTGATTTAGTGTCTAAATCTTCAAATAATATTGCTCTTACATCTTGACGCTGTGCAATATCTTTTTGCGCTCTTAATGAAGTATTTAACAAATTGATTACACCGGTTATACGATTGGCCATAAGCGTATCATTGCTTGTATCTACAACTTTATTTACTGAATTGATTACACTTGATGTATCTTTAAAGTAATTGTATAGCTCCGATCCAATCACTACACTTTTCACATTGTCTAAAATACAGTCATATATAAGACTCATTACTCTTGCAGTAATTTCAATATCTAGGTTTTCATTTTTACAATGAACTGTATCGCCCTGTGATACTTTTTCCAGATCTTTATATTTTGCATAATCAACAGAATTCTGTAACATTACCATATCACATTCAATTGTGATTTCCGGTTTATCAATTCCTTGTTCAAAAAGTTCAATACATTTCTTCTTTAATGCTGCATCTAGTTCCATTTGATTTGCGCAAATGATGATACCATTTTCTTCGTCATTTTCTGATGCATCTTCTTTCATCTTAACATCTTGAAATTCGATAACTCTTTGACGAATTGACGGTGTATAACAATTGGCAATAGATGAATCCACATAAGGCTTATTCCCGCTGATCATATACCCATTATAAGCCTTCGGATATATTCTAGTTACAATGTTCCGTTGATTTTCTGTTATATTCATGCCATTTTCTGGAATATTTTTACCATACAATAGCTCAACTCCGTTATCACTGCCAATATGCTCATTAATAATAACTTTATAGTTATCATATAGAACCTCTCCACCCCATCTATTAATAAAGCTATTATCTTCTTTGCTTGTTAATGCTTCCATCAAATTCTTATAATTATAGTATGCAGTCGATATATCTTTGATATTAGATTCTCCATTATATTTACTTCCTGCACACATAATATCTAAAGCTTGCTGTCCATTTTTATTTGTGGGACGAACATCATCTAACATAAGCTCATCTCTGCTATCAAAGAAAATCGGATATGCAATAGCGGTTACTCCAAAGTCAGACTTAGATGGTTCACAAATACGAAATAACTGATCATCAGAAAGAAAAGACGGTACTTTTAACACGGCACCGCCCTGAATCAGTTTCCACTTTCCTGTCGAATCCTTTGGGTGTTCTAAATTTAATTCCCATGTCGATGTATCAATTTCACATACAGATGGTTCAAGTACCGCATCACCATTCATATCGAAATTTGTATTTTCTCGTTTATAAATTTGTATCATGCTTTCCACCCCCAATGTGGAATAATTTTTAAATCAAATCCTTCCGTTATTGATATTTTATTTGTTCCACTATTCAACTTCATATCTTTATAATTCCCACTTATACTAGTATTTTTAAGTATTCCATCTTTACGATAGGAAATCATAAGACGTGTATTGATAATCAGATTTTGGCCAATGTTAGCCGTCATTTCATTTCCGTTAACAGATAATTTGCATGTACCTTCTCCATTTATGATATACTCCGGCAAACATTCTGCATAGCTGTTATATAATGTATTATCAATAATGCTATGTGGCTGTTTTCCTGTTTCATCAAATCCGTAGGGATAGCAAATAAAAGTAACAGTAAACCGACCAAAAGAACGCAATTCTCTTTCAACATCGCCATGTTCCACAAATAAAACGTCGTAGTACACATTCATCTCTTCTGTTAAGTACAATTCACCTTGACCATCTAGCCACTCTTTCAACTGTCTGACATTAGGAAGTAATCGTTTATTTAATATCGCAAAAGTACAAGTAATACGGATATTTTTAGTTGATTGTATAGGAATAATAACACTGCCTATTCTACCCGGAATACTTATTTCTTTATATTCACTATTAGCAGAGGTTACCACAGGATAATCATAAAGAAAAACGTCGAAATTTTCGCAGTATTTCCCTTTAAATAATACACTTATTGGATTTGTTGATATTAGTTCATTCATGTTAATTATCTTCCTTTCCCCGCTAATATCGCTTTATATTGGTTTCCGATCTTGCGAATTGTATAATCATATACTTTCTTTAATAATGTCGTTTCGTTCATGTGTGCATCGACATATATTGGAATAGATACGCCATCAAGAACACTATCCATACTCAACGGATCGGCTACAGCAGTAAGTCTAGCAGACTCTTTTGCATACTTAACACTTATATCGTGCGGAATCACTTGCGTTCCATTTGGCAAATACGTTAATTCTCCACGCCCTCCTTCATTCATTCGAGCGAATCCACCCTGCCAATCATCAGTACCGTGCAACAAATAAGGGATATGTCCAATATCCAATCCCCAATGTTGGCCACCAACAAGCGGAACCCAATCCGGTATATCTACGGATATACTATTTAATCCGGAAATAGCAGTATTCACTATACCGATTAACCCATTAATAGGTGCTTTTGCAATTGACACGATACCACCGAAAATTCCACCAAAAATTTTCACAATTCCATTCCAAGCTCGAGTCCAATTTCCTGTAAATATGCCAGCAATAAAATCTATTACACCAGAGAATGCTCGTTTGACTGATTTCCAAACATTTTCTACATTTGCAAAGAACGCATTCAACACATTTCCAAATGCACCAAACGATCGTGTCCAATCAGTTTGGAAGATTCCTGTTAGCCATGCATCAAATCTAGCAAATACTTCTTGGATACCGTTCCAAGTTTCTAATGCAAATGCTTTGAGTTCCTCCCAATGTGATATCAACAAGTAACCTGCCGCTACAATTGCTCCGATAGCTATTACAACCATTCCCATAGGAGATGTTAAAAAACTCATAGCGCTCATTAATCCACCTATCCCGGTAGAGATCCCTCCTATAATCGTTTTTACAGGACCGATAGCAGCTATTAATAGTCCGACAGAAATAATCATCGTTTGTACGCTTGAATCAAGATTCGCAAACCAATTGACCATATCTGTTAATCCTTGAACAATTGGCGTAAATACCGGTAATAAATTTTGTCCAAACGCAATCATTAGGTTATCTACAGAACCTTGAAATGTTCTCATACTATTAGCAGCTCCATCTGAAGTCCTGGCATAATCGCCTTGCGCATTAGCTGTCATTTTCATCACATAATTATAACGGAGTTGAACTTTTTCAGCCTGTGTCATATTCTTATACGACTTACCTATGCTATTGGCAAATTCTTCTAAATTGACTTCCGTCATAACAATACCTAACTGCTTTAATGATTCAGTTTCTCCCGTAAACACACCATTCAATGCAGTCATAGCTTGCCCGATGTCAACATTTTTAAAAGATGCCATATCTCCCGCCAATCCTGCAAGTGAGGTTGCCATTTCAGCTGCTGCTTTATCTGTGAGTCCCATCGATGTACCCATATCACCAAACAATGCTGCGGCTTCTAATGCTTGGTTTTTTGATAGTCCAAAACTTTCAAGCGCTGTATCTGCCCAATCTTTTACATATTGAGATGACCCTTTAAATGCTACATCAATTTTATTCAAGTTTTCTTCAAAATCGGAAGCAGCACTAACCATATTCTTGGTAGCTAAAGTCATTGGGGTAGTAATACCAGCGGTCATGAGTGCACCGGATTTCATCATATCATTCCCGAAGCTCTTAAACTTTCCAGATAAATCCGACATTTTACCACTAAAGTTTTTTGCACTATTCATCGCACTTTTAAACTTGTTTGATAGTATTTCTAATTTAGAAGGCGTACGCTGTGTTTCTTCATTAAACTGCTTTGTAGCTTGCTCAGCCCTATCCATACCACTTTCATATGACTTACTGTCCGCTGTTATTTTAGCGCTTAATGTATAATCCGACACTACGTATCCCTCCTTTTCTTAAATGGCCATTTCTTTCTAGGTGGTTTCATTCCATTTTTTTGATAGATCAAATCCACCCATGATGTCCCTTCTCTCTTATCCATTTCTTTAATGATAGAAATACTTTCGATAACATTGCTCATATCTGCTTTTTTAACTGTTCGTTTCTTCCATAATTTCAATGCTTTCTTTCCTTTTTTACGATTGATATTATAGGTTGCAACAAATATAGCATTATACATATCGTAAGAATCTGAAATACGTTTGTTCTCCCAAGCTTTTATAATGAAAGCTTTTTCTCTAGGTGTTAAACATAGATAATCATGCTTAGAATATCCAAAATTAACCGCAAAAAAAGCAAAATCCATATCATTTTGATACGGCTTTGCTAATTTTTCAAATTCTTCATCAATATCCCCGCTTAGATAATCTAAGTCAACTAAGCGGCTGGGAAGAAAAAAGGACAATCTCGTTCAATAGCCTCAGCTACTAAATCCGATAATGTTCGATAAGCACCTGCTTCATTAAGCATTTCTTCTACAATTGCAGCCGCCTTTTTAGGTTGCTCATAGGCGTTCGCTCCTACCTTAATCATTGCATAAGATGTAATAGTCATAAGCTCATTAATCGAAAACGCTCCTCCTCTGTTCATAATTTCTGCAATTGATTTTTTCATCACTGTTTCGATAATACTAATTCGTTTTAAATTTAGCTTTAATTCATATTCTACTCCATTATACTCAAACATATTGTTTTCTCCTTTACTGTCCTAAAGTAATTTATTATTGTCCTGGCATTGTATCCGGTTCAGCAGGATTTGATGTAAGATCAACTAATGCACCCATACCTTCAAATGTTAATGAGTATGTAACAGAATCATCGTATGGTGCTTCAATAGGATAATCTGTGATAACCGCAAGGCCTCCAAACATTCCTTTTTTTGCTTTCGCATTTACTACTTTTAAGCAAATTGGATCGCCATTTTCAAATGCTTTAGACAATAACTTATGACTTTCATCATCAAGCATATAGATACCATCATTATCAATGGACCATTCTTTCATACCTGCAATTTTTGATTTCCAACCACCTAACGTATCCTTTGATGTAATTTCAATTGTGTCTGCCGAACGATTGATGGTTAGCCCTTGCTGACCACTAATAGCCAATAATGACGTACCATCATCATTATAGATACACAATAGCATATCCTTTCCTGCTAATGCTTTGCTGGCAGCAGCTGAAAAATCACAAAAATCAACACTATCAAAAGCAAATTTCTGTAAATTATATTTTTTCATTGTATCCTCCTTATACTTTGCACTTAAATCCATGACATACAGTAAACACAAATGAATGTACTGCATGTTTTTCTCCTGTTTCATCTGTTTTTATTGTCTGTAATCCGTTATTTACCTGCAATAATAATTGAAATGGATCTTCAAGCTCAATATCTTCGCTTAACGCTTCTTCCAACAATTGAACATAGCGATAAATAGGTACAGATGATTCGTTTTCTTCAGCTATCGTATGAATAAATACCGTATATGCTGACTTATACATAGTCTTTGATTTAACAGGTCTTGTAGAAACTACTTCAGCATAATAAAACGGAGAGTTCGCATCATCTTGGACAAAGTCATAACATTTTAATTTTGTTTTTGATTCAATTTTGTCTTGAATCGCTTTTATTAAATCAATATAGCTAAGTTGCGTTAACATACTATCGGCTCTCCTTTTTGATTGCTTCTAATAAATCTTTTTTATAGATTTCACTTTGTATTTCAACATTCTTTTTTAAAAAATATTGTCCTCTAACAAATCCACCATTACGCGTTCTGTGCCCATATTCAACATGAGGCGCATATTCTTTTGTATATCCTATCTCATCTTTTGTTTTTGAGCTGGAAATGCGTAATTGTCCTCCTCCTTTGTAATCACCCACAGGCGTTCCTCCAGGTGTTGTATCAGCATTTCTACGTGATCTATTAAGCATTTGCGTAGCGTTCTTTTCTACTACAGAATTAAAGCTTATATCACTTTTACTTTCTAATATATTTTCAAGTTCTTCTATTCCATCAAACTTAATTTTAAACCCCATCTTTATACACCTTAACCTGCATCACCGTATACCTCGGTGATAAATCTGTTATTTTAGTAATCTTCAACTTTTTACCATCAATTTCAGCATGATTACATTGAGGAAATTTAGAAATAGGAATAGGAAGCACAAATTGTTGTTCATTCTTTGTAACTTCCCTTCCCTCTAATGTAATTTGCTCATTTGTCCAAGGTGAGTGCCTACAACAAAGATTTTTATTAGACACAATTTGTAATTCATAAATTGGATTATTCAATTCATCTTTGCCTATCTCCACATCTCTTAAAAGCTTACAAGGTTGCCAAATCATAGAAATTTAACAACCCTTTCACTTCTTGCTTTATCTGCTTTTTGATCATTATAACTATCAATTTCATCAGAATATTCCGATAAGATATCCTCTACAAAGGAAGTTGAAATATTTGCAACTCCCTCAGAGCTGATACCTTCGTAGTATATTCGTCGATAGGCTTTGACAACTGCATCAACACAAACAGATTCGAATAGCTTAGGTAATGCTTCTTCAGACAATCTTAGGCAAAGACGATCTGATACCATGCTTATAAATTCATTAAGTATTTTCTCATCTGCATCAGATAATCTAATTTTTACTCTATCTAAGATAGCCATTTTGAATCACTCTTTTCTACTGTGCTTGAAATGCTAAAATTTCAGCAATAATATCAGCTTTCAGCGTCTTTGTTAAAGTAATTTCTTTAGCCGCTGCTAATGTTTTTAAATCATCTACCTTCAAAGCATTCAATTCATCTTCTGTATAGTCTTTTTCAATATCTAATACAGTTTGATTCATTGTTTTATCATTTGTTAAACTTAGTTCTGCTGCTGCAGCTGCCTTGATTTTGATTTTAGCAATACCATCTTGATATTCTGCAAAAATGCGAATACCCATCACTGCAAACATCTCAGAAATCGCTCGTTGATACGTACCTTCTGTATGAAACCCTAACATTGGCAAAGTAGTATCCGCTGTATAAGCGAGTCCCGCTTTTGCAAATTCACTATCAGATGGATCTACATAATATGCAACAATATTATTCAATGGAGTAGCAATAACCGTTCCTTCTTCAATTTGTGAAGATAAGAACATAACATCTGCTCCCATAAAATCTTTTACATAATCCATACCAAATGCTGTTTGTACAATAATGTTAGCGGAACCTAGATACTTGTATGCATCTAATACATTTACCCATACTGCAACACCGGTAACCGAACGTCGAATAGTTTTAAATTTATTTTTAACACGCCCAATCGCCATTGATACAGCCATCTGGAAAGTATCTTCTTCGGAAGTTAAAGTGCCGGATTTTAACTGAGCATATAGTTTTTCGATAACAACATCTTGTAAATCTGCTTTAAATTCATCATCAGTAGACTCAACAGCAGCATCGTAGCCTTTATCCGCAATTGCTTCTAAAGATACTGCTTTACGATATTTTTCAATAGAAATAGACTCCATAGCTGTTTCTTCTACTGTATATTTAGATAGTGGAATTTCATCACCTTCAGCAACTTTCCCGTTCTGCAAAGTGCCAGAAACTGTTTTTGTTTTCAATACACTTCCATTCTGCTTTTTGATCATGCGAGAAATACCCAGAATATCTAGTAAATCCTGCATATTTTTGCCGAATGATGTAACAAAATCGATCTCACGAGCTTTTACATTGATATCCGCATTAGTAATCGTATTATTTAACGCTGCAAAATTTTGCAAATAGTTTTTCTTCTTCATCTTCTTTTCCTCTCTTCCTTATTTATCGAATAAATGAATATTTTCAGCAATTAGTTTTTTTCTTTCTGCTGCATTTTTAATAGCTAAAATTTGTTCTTTTGTTAGTGTTTTTTTATTACTGTTCTTTGCAGGTGTATCACCTTTCAATTCTTCTTTGACCGCTGATGCTACTGCCTTTTGAAACATAGCGCAAAATGATGTAACCATTTCCTTTGTTTTCTCCGCATCGGTTGTTACAAGGTTAAATAATAAATCATCATCGATATTGATTCCTTCATCTGATAACATCTTACGCGCTGTCTTTGACATTTCGTTTAATGTTTGCTGATTTTTAAGCTCATCTAATTCTTTACGGATTTTATCGCGCTCATACTCTGCCTTTTGCTGAGCATTCATTTCCGCAAGTTTTTTAGCTTCATCAATATCTTTTTCTTGTTTCTTTTTAATTCTAGCTAGCTTTTCTTGTATGATACGATCGACATCTTCATCGGTATATTTTTTCTCATTGATATTATTATCCGTATCATTACCACTACCTCCATCATTGTCGCCATTAGGCTCTTCACCATCTTCAGCAAACATCTGAAGATTGTAGTGTCCTTTAAAACCGTTAAGCAATCCTTTATAAAATGCCTCTTTCATAATTACCTCCATAATTTACAGCTCTAATGCTTAGCTTCTCCGTAGTTTATAGTTGCCACGCCTAACTTAACCGTAGCTTTTCAAGACTTCCACGCCTGGTCGAGTTATCACTTTAAATGGTTGCCAAAATACGGCAATTTCCTTTTCGGCGGATCTTTCACATAACCTCTCCTTTCTCTAGTTCTATACCCACAAAAAAAGCAGATATCATATTCGACATGAACACTGCATTGCAAATTCCTATCGTAATATTCTCTGCTTTTCATTACATATTTATGACTGCACACTGACATAATCAGGAAATTCTACGGCGATTAACATAATGCCTCGAATCAGCATTTGAAAACAAATTCTTACCTCATCAGATGGAGATAAGATATGGATCTCATTGATATCATTTATAGCGATATATTCATTCACCGTATCTATGAATGTATTCCATAGCGCCGATACTCCTGCGCAAACTATATCTTGACCAATCGGTGCATATCCGGCATGGCCTTTTAGCGATACTTTGATATGATGAGCATCAACTTCATATTTACATCTAATCATCGTGTATCCTCTTTTCTATCTCATCAATTTTTTGTTTTCCATATCCACGCCATATCTCGCGCTCATCGTCTAAAATAATAAATGCAGGTATTTTATCTACCTTATACTTTTCTGCCACTGAGGTTTTTTTATTGACATCAATAACTTCAATTTTATTTGCGTATTTTTCCAACAACGGCATAATTACCGTAGCATTCATATTTCTACATGGTGGGCACCATTTTGCGTGAAAGAATAGTAGTTTTTTCATAATACCTCCTAAAATAAAAACACCTATAAAAGGTGTTATATTCACATTCTTAATCTAAACTCAAGTGCTTTTTTATAAAATTAGTACCAAGCAACTGTTCCTTCTTTTTCTCCAACTGGAATCCCCCATAAAGCATGACATCTGTAATATCCTTTAAAATCATAAGACGAATCCTGTATGATTTCTCTACGATTATCTTTATATAACGCAACACGACCGGGAGCTGATAGGTTACCATCTGGGTAATAAACATAAACATATCTTCCGTTTTCATAAGATTCTAATTTATATGTCAGCATTATATCAACTCCTTTATGTTTATATTATACATCATGTTTTCGTAAATATTCAAATAATTCTTTTTGATAGTTATATTTTTTCTGAACAATCTCATGAGCATCTTCATAGGCTATTTCAAGATTTTCTCCCATGATTTTTTCTTCCTCTAATTCATGATAAAGCATTGTAATATCATGTTTTTGAATATTCTTGCCTTCTCTTAACCTTTGCCAAGAGTGAGCCATATAGTAATCAGGATCAAATCTTCCTACTTTACCATTCCTAAATAAATGCTCTCTAATAAATATATGTTCATAAATCCTTGATATTTCTGATTCTGTAAATCCTGAATTTTTAGAAACGCTTTTTACCTCATATTCTTTTTTGCGATTGCTTATTTGAGTATAAATATCAAGAGCGATCCTTCTTCTATTTATATCATACGGATCGTTCTTATCATTCCACGCACCACTTAATGCACCTCCATACATCGATTTGTCCATTAAATTTTTCTTAATTTTATCTGCTTGTTTTTTATTTCCTCCATGTTTTTCTTCGTAATCTTTCCTCCATTTATCCCAATCCTCTACTTCTATAGTAAATGAACATCTACACCAAGGATGTAATGGAGGAAAATTCACACCAGGCTGTCTTTCTGATATCTTGAATGTCTTTTCAGCTACTTCTTTACATATAGGACAAACTCTCTTATCTTCTGCCGTTGCAACTTTATAATACTCAAAATCTTCTTTAAATGACTGTATCGAGCTTTCTGCCATGATATAAGTTCCTTCTGTAAAAATAAGACGTTTCGCATCATTACGTGATACCTTTTCAAAACGTTCTCTAAGTTGCTTGGTAAGTTTATCGTATGAATCACCTCTTGCTATGCCTTGTGCAATATCCGTTGTAAGATATTTGGCTAACTTTTCTACGTTTTCCCATATACTTGTAGAAAAATTCTTTCCATTCGCCCAATTAAGACCTACAAATTCTTTAATAATATTTGAATCCGCTTTATAAAAGTTTTTCCCAAATCCCATAGTTTCCATCGCAATATTGGATCCCTTTAGTGCGGACTGTTCAAAATACTTTTCCATTTCAGTATGATTGATTGCTCCGATTTCACTCTGCTGTATTTTTACGTAATACTGCAATCCTTCTAATCGATTCAACTTATAAATGCTTTCTCTAATCGGCATCAAATGTGCATACTGCGGATATTTCAACGCAAATTCATCCATTTTCTCAATCAAAAGCGTTACTTCATCATCAGAAAGTTTTTGCATCATATTTCGATATTCAAGTACATTGTCTTTTCCATATTTTGCATAATATGCTGCAATCTGTTTTTCTAGCTTCTTTGCTTCTTTTTGATATATCTTAACTAAGCGTTTCATTAACTCATCTTCATTTTTTTCTGCCCATTTTTTATAATCCTGTAGCCTTTCTTCCCAATAACTCATTTATTTCCCTACCTATTAACTGAGTAATCAGTAGAAATATTCAATGGATCATAGTTCTGATTAATCTTATCCATTTCTTGTTGCACATCTTCGACAACGCTCAGCACTTTAAGCTGCGTTTCTTTGGAAGTTACTCCGCTTAAATTCGATGCAATTTGAGACTCTTCAAGTAAGTTAGCTGGATAATTCTCCGAAAACTTATACTGTAATTTAACCCAATCATCCTTTTTCATTGAATTTGCAGGATTACCGAATATAACTTTATATCGGCGATTCATTCCGCTAGTAAATTTTCTTTCCTTCGCTTTTACAAGATTACTCATGGACTGAAGTTTATAGCGTAAAGCTATTCCGGAAGCGGACCCGAAATTCTCATCGTTTATATTGGCCACCATACTAATTTGGAAAATAAGCCTCTCTAAACGATTGATAAGATTTTCTTGTGTTTCATCTGCTGATGGCTTACTCAAAAAATCTACGATTATTTCCGAAGCATCATCACCTTCAAAATTTATAATGCGATTGCTTCTTAATTCTTTCATTGTTTCTTCATCAAGCTTAGAACCAAGAACTTTTAAATATGCATCAGCAAAGTAATCTACATCATTCGCTTTCTCTGATAAGGCTTTATTGTTTCCGTTGATCATTGAATATACTGACTCAAAAATAGACATTCTTTCCTCATTTTCAATATATTCAGTAGCTGGAATATCTGTAAATCTATGTGCAATTCCTTCGCTTATAACATAATCATTTTTACTAGAAAAATCATATTTATTGATATTGTCATATAATGTACCTACTATTTCATCTTCATCATCAATATAATAATGCACAAAGTATAGTGGACGCATCAATACAGAACGATCGTATACCATAAAATATTCCATTGGATTCATATATGTAATCTGCACATTTGCTTCTTCATCATTGAAGTATAATTCAGCTCCTTTGCCATAGATAGAACAAATCTTTGACAATTCAGCATTATTATCGTCTTGATCACAATACTTATTTAGCAAATTAACATAATCATCAACCTTTTTATCATCAGAATATACCTTCACAGGAATTCCCATAAAAAAACCGTTGAATGTATCAACGATATATTTAGCAAAATTAACAACAATTCTGTTATCAGGTTTATATTCCGGTTTTTCTTTATAGGAAAGAATAGGATATTCCCCGATATATGCATTTGATAAAATACTATAGCGGTTTGCAATTAGCGCTTGATGCTGTGTAATAAAATCAGCCAACTTAGTCGAGTCCATCATTGTTTCTGCCGGCATAGTAAATATTACATCATGTTCTATTTTTTTATCAATCATTAAATTCCTCCTTCGATCGAATTGTAGCTTACCCTTTTATACAATACTGTATATACAAAATAACGTACAGCATCCATACAATGATCATGTTCTTTAATAGGTTTATCATTGCCACTCTCAGTTGCTTTGTTATCCCACGCATACGTATGGAACTCTTCGATTGTATTCTTGTTCAATTTATAAAACAGTAACTTTCCATCATTTAAATAGTTGCCCACAACCCGTATTCCATCTACTACATCGTTTTTAGCTTTTTTAACCTCATATCCTCGTTTACGTAATTCTGCAATAAAGGAAGCTGCTGACGGATCGACTATGATTTTATTTATCTTAGTTCCATTAAGCCATTTTTCTAAATCGTTGGCATATTCGCTATCTGTCTTTTGCTTTTGTTTATCTCTTCCAGAATAGTAATACTCTCTTGTATTGATCCATATACCTTGCTGCGTTTTTTCCCACAAAAGAAAAACTAAGGCATTTTGCGTTCCATAATCACATGATACATATTTAGTTTTCCTTAAATTGATAATGTCGTTGCAATGATCAATAACATGCTTAGAAGTGTCAAACATGTCATAGATGATACCTTCTGCAACCTTCCACAACCCTTTTATATACCTATCATAGAATACTCCTGACCATTGTGAGCGATAGCGTTGTTTTATTCCTTCGGAAAGAGAAAGATTATCATCCATTGTGAAATGTAAATAAATAATGTTTTTATCATCTTTTTTATCAATCCAATTGGTTTTAAACCAATGGAAAGGTCCTTCTGGATTACAGTTAAACCAAAACTTAGATCCATCAACTGAACATCTGGCAGTAGCCTGATTAACAAAACTCTCCGGCATCAATGCAACCTCATCAAAGAAACAGCCGGCTAAAGTAATACCTTGAATTAAATCTTGCGATCTTTCATCTTTACCTCCAAAAATATAAAAGTAATTGGTTCTTCCTTTTCGTGTGATAACTAATAAATTATCTGCTCTGTGATCGATTACTTTATATCCTCTTGCCTTCAGCATAATTTTAAGCTGTGTAACAACATTTCTTCGAAATGAACCGATTGTCTTTCCGCACATTCCGAAATTTTGCTCATTAAAGTTTTCCATTGCCCAAAACACATAGGATAAAGACATTGCTGTTGTTTTACCGGAACGAATAGATCCATCGGCAATAATGCCATTCTTATCTTTAACAGGACTATTTAGTGTCCACCAATTTAAAACTTGACGTTGTTTCTTTGAGAAGGGCTGAAATTTAAAAATTGATTTAACTTTCTTCATTCCAATCTTCCTTTGCCGATGCGTTCAATGCATCCATAAATCCGTCATCATCCATTTCTTCGGGTTCTTCGATTTCCAACTTTTTCTTCTGTGCCTGCAACAATTCAACTTTTGCCTTTTGTTCGTCTGTAGCCCAACCGATATGATCAGCTAACCATTCAAGTGCTTTCATTCGATCTGCAAGTTTGATAGAAACACCGTCTTTTCCTTTTTTGACTTCACTTAAGATTGTTCCGTCTACCTCATCAGACTCTTTAAATCGAACTGTATTGACCATCTTCGTTACCGGGTTACCATCTTCCATTACAGGACCGAAAGCAGACATGACAATGGTTTCTTCTTGGCCGAACTCAATATAATCATTCAAATCCGCAAAAGCAATATCCATATACTTCTGAAAGATATCTTCCTTTGTAAGCAGATCCCTTTTACATCGCTCTTGCTTTAACTTCATGATTTCGGCTTTTATTCTATCTTTACCAAGCAACCTAGGTCCACATGCCATTGCTACTTGATACGATACACCATAAACCTTTTGATAAGATTTTGTAGCATTAAACGTCCTTGAATACAACAAACAAAAAAGACGCTGTTTTTCATTTAATCCATCTGCTTCAAGCGTCTCTATATCTTCGGGGTTTAATTCATTTAAAGGCTGGATATTTATGCCTTTCTTTTGTTTGGTAACGTTACTTTTTGTTTTAGTAACATTACCTTTCAATTCTTCGTCCCATTTATCTTGTGATTTCCATTTTCTTATCTGTGTATCACTAATATTTAACTGCTCTGCTATATCCTTCAATAAGAGCTTTCCTTTACCGGATATATAGAGTTCTTTTGCTTTATCTCTGTTTGGACTTCTTTGTCTAGGCATTCATATCACCACCTCCTTTTTAGGTATAAGAAAAGCGCCTTATTGGCGCTCTATTTAGGATATCGCCATTTTACGATTATCCATAAATGAATTGAGAAAGTTTGATTGCAACAGGAATTCAGCGAGTGAGGGGAGGTTCTATCTCGCCACTAATTCCTAATATCATTATATCATGTCAAGTAGGTACACCGAGGGTACACTTTTATGAAAATTCTTTAAAATTTGCGTATATTCTGTTGATTGCTCTATTTGTTTGCTTCGTTATTAGTTCTTCCGAGCATTTTAATTCAGCTGCAGCATGACTTCTTTCTTGACACTGGTATTGAATCACATACACTTTGACAATCTTCTGTTGGGCAGGAGTTATGTAATTCAACCACGCATCTAATGTATCCATCTTATTGATGTAATATTTAAGATTATCCTCCATATCTTTCAACCTTGCATTTAATCGTATTACGATATGCTCCTTTTCCGATATTCCGTTCGGCATCTGTATAATACTACCACCAAAGATCGGATTGTTCAATTCTTCCTCATATTCAATTTTAAATTCCTCTATTTCAGCTTTGATATCTTTGGCTCTCCCTAAATAAAAATAATATCGCATCAATTCTTCTTTAATGAAGCGTTTTTGAAGTGATTCCTTTGTGATACGTGATGTCTGTGTTTCTTCCTCCTTCCAATTCATTGTATTACTCCTTATCGCGATATAACGATGAATCTATCTTTTCTTCCTTCTTAGATTCCATTGATGAAATTATGAATATTGTTGCAATCGCATACCCAATGATTATTCCAATGAATAATACGAAAAAGTTAATCATTCATCGCCCACTCCTTCCTATTTTTCAAAATGATATTCCATTAAATCAGCAATCATCAGATATTCTTTTGCGACTTTTCCCGTTCTAGTATCTTTGACTTGCTTTCTAAACTCATCTAAATTCCCGCTAAAACAGCCACATTTAACTCCTATACTTCCATCTTTTTGACGGTAAAACGTAGTGTTTCTATACTCTGTTCCAAACCCTTTGACACATGTATAATCAGCATTACCGCAGACCCTAGCATTACCGTAGACCCAAGCATTATCGTTATGACTTAGGTTTTCTTCTTTTTCTACATATCCACCTAATTCGCCGGCTTCAACA